TAAATGAACATTTCGTTAAGACGGCAAAGAAAAAGAACATATGGTGCCAACAGCTCGTTGATGCCTTAAAAGCAGCCGACGGAGATGTGATGGCCATAGACCTAGACGAAGAAATTCAACAAAGGTTCAAGAGTGCTTTTGATGTAGGCTCACACACACTTATTTCCGCAGCGGCAGAGAGACAAAAGTGGATTGATATGGGGCAGTCGTTTAACCTATACAATAAAGGTACTAGCCTGAAATATTTAAATGATATGTATTTAGATTGTTGGGAACAAGGCCTCAAGACCACATACTACCTAAGAAGCAAGTCTGCTACCAGAGTAGAAAAGTCTACCGTAGAAGAACCAGAAGCTCAGATAGAGGAAGACCTAAGCCAAGTCAAGGCCTGTTTGATTACAGACCCAGACTGTGAAAGCTGTCAATGATATTTCAAGAGTTCAGACAATCGGACACTTCTCCGTTAAAATACATATTCGAACTAACACCCAAGGAATTGGAAAAAGTAAAAGACCTAGTGTCACAAATAATTGAAAGAATAAAAAGAGATGAAGAAAAGTAAAGAAATAATTTCAGATAAATTCGCAGTGGTAAATCAAATCCTACCCCATACAAATAAATGGGCTTGGGACTTATTCATAGATGGAGCAGCAAATAATTGGATGCCCACAGAGGTTTCAATGGCTAAGGATATTGAGCAATGGAAAGGAGAAAGTCTTTCTAAGGCTGAAAAAGTAGTGGTAAAAAGATGCTTGGGCTTTTTTGCTGGTAGCGAGTCTCTGGTAGCAAACAACCTACTTCTCTCAATATTCAAGTTCGTAACAGATGCAGAGTGCAGACAGTACATTCTCCGTCAGGCCTACGAGGAGAGTCTGCACAACCTGACTGTAGTGTATTGTTGTGATTCTCTAGGTCTAGATATAGATGAAGTTTATCAGGCGTATGCGTCTGTGCCAAGCATAAAATCAAAGGACGATTTCTTGATGGAAATTTCCACGGACATTAATCGTGTTGATTTTGATATCAATACTATTGAAGGAAAAAGAGAATTTTTAAGAAACCTGATAACCTACTATGTTATCTGCGAAGGAATATTTTTCTATTCTGGGTTTGCTATGCTTTTGTCGTTTAATAGACAAAACAAACTTCCGGGAATAGGAGAGCAAATTCAGTATACGCTGAGAGATGAAAGTCTGCATATCAAGTTTGGGACTACTCTGATAAATAGAATCAGGGAAGACAACCCTAGAATTTGGACCAAGGCTTTTGAGGCAGAGACGATACAGCATATACAAAAGGCTATGGAACTTGAAATCGAATACGCCAAGGACGTACTTCCCAATGGAATTTTAGGTTTAAATTCTGAGATGTTTATTGAATATATATCTTTTATAGCCAATAGACGACTTACAAACTTGGGTATTGAATCTCCGTATAAAGACGCAAAGAACCCATTTCCTTGGATGAGCGAAATTATAGATTTGGAAAAATGCAAAAACTTTTTTGAGACTACAGTTACTGAATACCAAGTCGCAAATATAGAAGATGATTTTTAATGGCTAGAAAAACCCCAAAATACTTGCAGGGTCAACCTGTACCTAAAGAGAGAACACATCTAAAAAATAAGATTGTTGCCAAGAGTGCCAATCAAAAAAAATACATAAAATCTATACGCAATGAGGATATTACTTTCTGTAATGGCCCAGCTGGAAGCGGAAAGACTCATCTTGCCGTTGCTTATGCAATAGACTTTCTTATTCAAGGGTTGGTCGATAGAATAGTTGTAACAAGACCTGTCATGGCAACGGGAGAAAGCATAGGCTATCTTCCCGGAAGCGCTGACATGAAACTTGAACCATACATGTGCCCTGTTTTTGACGAGTTTGATTACTACGTCTCTAGAGAGCAGGTTAGCATGTGGAAGACGCAGGGGATGCTGGAAGTTGCGCCAATAGGCTTTATGAGAGGTCGCAGCTTTCACAATTCCTTTATAATTGGTGACGAGTGTCAGAATCTTTCTATGGAACAAATGAAAATGTTCTTGACAAGAGTCGGACTTAACTCTAAACTAGTAGTAACAGGTGATGAATCACAATCAGACTTACCTCGCTCTCAAAGAGGGGCATTTAGCTCCTGCCTTGAAAAGCTTTCTGGTATGGAAAAAGTTGGGATTATTCATTTGAAAAAAGAGGATATTATAAGGAACTCGTTGATTCCTTTAATAATTGAGAAACTTGATATTTAGGAGAATTTAAAATGTCAGATGTTAATTCCGTGACGCTTTCAGGGCGTCTCACAAAAGACCCAGAGCTTCGCCAAACAAAGAGTGGTGCTCATGTTGCTTCGTTTAGACTGGCTAATAACTTAGCCAAAAAAACAAACTTCTTTGATGTTAGTCTGTGGGGCCGTTCTGCTGAAACACTCAGCCAGTATGGTGGCAAAGGCAGTTGGATTTCTGTAACGGGGAGACTCGAACAGGAGGAGTGGGAAGATAGAGAGGGCAATAAACGCACTAGCTATCGTATCAGCACAGAAAACTTCAACTTCCTAGGCGGTAGTAAGACTAGCGGAGAAGAAGGCGCAGAAGGCGTAAAGGGTGCAGAGGGCTCAGTAGCGACTGGCGCCGACACTCAGAAATTAGAAGATAGTGGAGTCCCATTCTAAAATGCCTGAGTATTCGTATCGCTGCGACCCCCAAGAGGGGGGTTGCGGCCATACTTTTTCTGTAATCCAATCTATGTCTAATTACAAGATATTGAAGAAGTGTTCCGTGTGCAAAAAGCACAAGCTAATAAGGGACTACTCTTTAGATAATGTATCTGGCAATGTAAAGGGTTCAGGAGGAGCTAACACAATTGGACATTTAGCTGAGCTTAACTCTAGCAGATTAAGTAGTGACCAACGAGAGGTCATGAACAAGAAGCACAATGAGTATAGAGAAAAGACAGATAGCCTTCCTGTCGAGGGCGAGAGACTAAAAAAACATGCTGAGAAACCTTGGTATAGAAGTGACAACAATGTTACTGATATGACAATAACTCAACAAAAGAACTATGTTAGGACAGGTAAAAAAAATGGATAGAATAACCAACAATGATATGGATGGGGCTATTTTTAAGCCAGCCAAAGAAGAAAAGAACGACGTCCAAGACAAGGACGAAAGAGGTGTCATTGCCTACACTGAGCGCCTAGAAGAAGTAGAAGAAGATTCTGCCGACGCTTATGCAAAACAGGTTCAGCTCAATGACAAAATCTATTACTATGTAAAACAGGATACCTATGGTCGTCTCTATGACCCTAACGGTATGTATTCTGAGAATAGACAGCAGAAGCAACTCAGACACGCTGGTCGTCCAAACTGGGTCTTTAGAGATGTTGAAAAAAAGGTTTATGATTATTACTTGAAGTTTCTTGAAACAAAAAATAGTGCTTGGCTAAGCAATGCTGAGAGGGAGTTGGTTTAATGGCTAAAGGAAGACTTTCAAAGCAAGAAAAATATGTTATAGAGGGTATGCTTAAAGATGATTATAGCGTGTCCGACATAGCAAAGGAACTCGGAAGAACTGAGAGGGCTATTAAGTCTTATTCTAATGCAGCTCAGGCGGCTATCAAGAAAAAGAAAAAGCCAAAGAAACAAGAGCCTCCAAAACCAGCCAAGGCTAAAGACTTGATGGTGAATATAACAGCTGCAAAAAAAAGTAGCGGAGTCAGTATAATGACTGAGGCTGCATCGCAAAGAGGCGACCTGAGCACTAGTTCAAACACTGTTTCTAGAACAGCAAAGAATTCAATCTATAAGATAAACGACAATGAGTAAAAAATATCCTTCTCGGTATTCAAATGGGAAAGAGATTAGCGCTGCTCAGTATATAACAGAGTTCATATGCGAAAAGATGGCTGATAAAAACAAGAAAGAGCTAACTCAGAAATTCTGGGACTTACCAGAGTGGAAGAAGGATTATAAGTCTCAGCTTTTTGCGGCCTACGGACTCTTGAAAATATATGATGATGTAGCTATAATAAAAGCTCTTAGGTCTAACAGGGCTTATGGTATTTATTCTCTAAGAGCTCCCCATCTAGACGCAATAATAAAAGAGGAACAGAGAAAGCTTGAGATAGAAAGGGCTAAGCCAAAGACTTCGGAGCTCAAAAGAGCTGACACTAAGTCGAAGCCTAGAGAGATTAAAGTAAAGGAAACAAACCTTGGAAAATTAAAGGAACTTGATTTTTGACTAACTCAATAGAAAAAGATATTATTAAGCAGTTTGGCTCAGGCATCATGCGCTCTGGCGCTGCTATTGTTGATTCAGAACTTCTAGTTATCCCTGTGTCTCCGTCTCTGGACGTTGTTCTTGGAGGTGGAATTCCAGAAGGAAGTTTTGTAACATTCACAGGTCAGCCAAAGTGTGGTAAGACAACCACATCTTTACACTTCGCCTCAAAATGCCAAAAGAAAGAATATGGGGGCGAGCTATGCCCAGAAGGTAGGCACGTTTACTTCTTCAATATTGAGGGAAGGCTTAAAAAAAGGGACTTAGAAGGAATTCCAGAGCTAGACCTAGATAGATTCCATGTGATTGGCTCTGAGCCGGGACGGATTCTTACGGCTGAAAACTTTCTTTCTATAGCTGAGAAAACTATTAATGAAGTTCCGGGTTCTGTAGTAATACTAGACTCGTATTCCGCACTTTGTACAGAAGCTGAAATTACATCTTCAATGGACAAGATGCAGAGAGCAGACGGAGCGAAATTATTAGCGAAGTTTTGTAGAAAAGTTGCAAATGTAGTTCCTGTGAATAGAAATTTAGTAATGGGGATTACTCACCTGATGGGCAACCCTACTGGCTATGGAGCAGAATTTAAAGAAAAGTCTGGTCAAGCAGTAGCCTATCAAGTCGATGTGAAGCTTAGAGCAAAAAGATTCACTCCTTGGGAGATACAAGAGACTCAGATTGGGCAAAAGATAGAGTGGCAAATCGTGACATCTGCACTCGGTCCTCCCGGAGGTAAAATAACAAGTTACCTTAGATACGGAGGAGGAATAGATGAAGAGACGGAGTTGGTAATTCTGGGCTCTGACCTAGGCTTGATAAACAAGGCTGGTGCTTGGTTCACGTTTGAGTTTCTAGAAGGGGACGACAAGCCTAAGTTTCAGGGCGCTGAAAAATGTAGGGTCGAGCTATGCAAAAAACCGGAAACAAAAAAACTATTAATAAAATCCATTAACGACATGTTGGGAATATGAGGAAAGTAATTGATTTAGAGAATATAAGCAGTAATTGGAAAATATCAGGTCACATACCAAATAACAATGACGGCAGAGCTCGCTCAAAATATCATCTAAAAGCGAGAAGCCTACTGAGGCAAACTTTTCCTACCTGCCAAATTCTTGAAGAAGTCCCTATTAAGATACGCCGAGCAGAGACTCTATATTTAGACTTCTTTGTTCCTCTGCATGACTTATGCGTAGAAGTACATGGCGAACAACATTACAAGTTCGTGCAATTCTACCATAAGACCAGATTGGGATTTGCTATGGCAAAAAAAAGAGACAAAAAAAAAGTAGAGTGGTGTGGACTTAATAACATAAGTGTTATAGAATTACCTTTTAACGAGGACGAAAATGGCTGGAAAAAAAGAATTGAAAACCGCTAAAGAGCAGCTTGAGGGATGGGATAAAATCCTAGATGAATACGAGCTCTCTGTAGGCTTACCGAACTTTATGTCCGACTACAGCAACCATGAAGCTATCTCCTACCTTCATATGAACAGGGCCCAACTAGAAAAATTGAGTCCTGAGGATTGCGGAATGGCAGCTTTAATATTAAATGAGCTTGCATTTCATATACAACGCGCCTATAATAGGGAGATGGCTCGGGTAAACTGGTCCGATGAAAACATTAAAGATGTCGTGGCGAACGAGGTACAAAGCTACAAGGGTTATTCTTATCAGGAAAGATTGTATCAGGCTGTCAAAAACAATGAGCACGCCAGAACTCTTTCAAGAATCAAAAAGTACGCAAAACAAAGAGCAGATAGACTTAGCTTCCTTTCTTCGAGTATGAGCAAGAGGGCTGATATATTTCTATCTGTACAAAGGTCTAAGGGGTATACAAATGTTGGATAAAGAAACACAAAAAGCGTTGGAGAGCTTAGATGAAAATGATGCTTTTAAGGTCATCAAAATGATTCAGAAGCTAGCTAACAAAAAGAACAAGCCAAGAACAAGGTCTAACCCAGATGACTTTGTTCATAAAATAGAAAGAAGTAAATCTAGAAAGACAACGGACTCTTCAAATCAATCATCAAAAAGAGAGTCTATAGAAATTCAAAAGAGGGAAAATCTCTTTGAGTCAATGTCAGAGCGACACGACCACAAAGCAGACTCAGAAATAGATAAAAAACTTACTATTCTACCTCCCACAGCAAGAGACAGGGGAGCAGGAACAATCCAAGTATCATGCGATTCTTGCAACAGAGAAAGCGAAGTCTCTGCTGTTTTGGTTTCAGACTCAGG